AACTATGACACGGCTGTGCCGAGGTTTATTGAACTGTTCGGTGATGACGCGCTGCTGTATCTGTCGTCTAAGAGCAAGTCCGTTGCCGGTGGATTGGAAGCAAGTGAGCAGTTCGGTGATTGGGAACGGGATAACGAAAACTTGTTGGAGCAGTTCCCTGCTACAGCAGGCTATTTTGCCCCAGGTGGTGATGACTTCTCGTTTGAGGTGTGGGATCGACAGATTCGTAAGGGTCGCCGTGAACGGCTGTCTGATACAGAGATTATTAAACAAGCCCAATACCGTATGGGCGCATCCATTTACCGTTCGTATCGCACACAAGTTGGGGCATACCCAACGGCAGAGCAACGTGCATGGTTGGGTAATGTGCGTAAGGAGATCAACAGACGGTATGCAGGTTTCCCTGTAACCCCTGTGTTCACGGTTGGTGAGTTTGAGTCCAAGTTGGCTGAGATGCGTACTTTGATTGAGTTGCCACAGTTGGAGAACAATGGTGTTGCTAAATCTATTGCAACCTATTTGGATTACCGAGATAAGGCTGTCCAACAGTATGTGGCAAGTGGTGGCAAGGAAGGTGGTTTTGATACTGCGAAGAAAGCGGAACCTCTCCGTGACTACCTTGTTAGTATTGGTCAAGCACTAATCCAACAGAACCCTGATTTTGCAAGAATTTGGGATCGCGAACTTTCATCTGAGGTTGACAAATGAGTGAAGATCCAATCAAGCNNNAGCTGGTTGTGTCGGAACCCCTCGCGAAATTATGACCCCACCAGCGGAACAGTTCGGCGCATACAAAAAGTTAGAGCCTGGTGCTTTCCAGTACATCCAAGAAGGTGTTGGTGCTGTTGGTATGGGTGTCCGTTCCCGTACTGGTGGTGGTGCGCCAGCACAGTCAAGTGGGATGTCCAAGTTGTTGTATTACGGGCAGAACCTTGTAAACGAGCGTGGTCAGATTGAACGCAAACCTTATGATGCCCCGAAAGAGGCATACGCGGAGTTAGCAAAACTATCTCCATTGGATCGTGCTGAATTGCAGAACGAGTTGTATCAACGCAACTTTTATCGTGGCAAAACCAAACCATCGACCACAGGTTTTAATCCAGCCGATATTGAAGCGATGAAGGAACTGTTGTTGACCAGCAACGAGTACGGCTACAACTGGAAAACGTCTTTGAATTTTGTGCGCCAAGATTATCCTGGTTCTGGTAGTGGTCGTAAAGCCCCATCAAAGATGGATACCCGTAAGTCGTTGGATGAGAAAGCGATTGAGGCTTTGGGTCGTAAGTTCACCGATGCTGAGGTTGAGTCTTTGATTCAGCAGGTTCAACAGAAATCTGTTGCCGGTGAATCAGGTTCTCTTTCAACAATTAGTGAGAACGTGGTCGCTGGTGCTGCGACTGGTGAACAGCAGGCATACCGTTTTGCTCAGGTTGCTGATTTGTTTAACGAGATGTTAAGGACTGGATAATGGCTACTTCTGCTGAACTTCAAAAAGAACTAGATGCTGCACAAGCGGCGTTGGATTCTGGTGCAACGAGTTACAACTATAAGGGCGCAAAGCTGTCTTTGGCAGGGTTGAGGAACATTGTCAACTCTTTGACGACCCAGGTCAGGAACGCTAAGGCTGCCGAGTCGGAGAAGGCTAAGGGTGAGTCCGCTAAATCGAAGGCTGCTGCTGCAACTAAAGCGGATCAGGCTCGGTCAACCAAGACTGCTTTGGCTCGCGCTGAGAACAAACTCAAAACAGCTCAGGAACAGCAGAGAACTGCGTTGGGACGTTTTAGAAGGAACGAAATTACTGCCGAGGAATACTCTGGGTATGTCAATCAGGTTGAGCAATATCAGTCTGTGATTACCGCCATTGAGGGTGGCGCACAGGCAATACCGGTTGGCTTTGATGATGTTCGTGTTCTGTCTCCAGAGGCCGCACCAACCGCGACTAAGCCAGCAGGCACGACCACTACAACTACTGGTTCTACTGCAACTGCTGGTACGGAAACAAACGCACCTGTCACCCCAACTGTCACGCCGACCACAGCACCTACTGGAGCCACGGTCACAACAACCAACCAACAAAACTGGATTGACGCGCTACAGCAATTCTTCCCGTCATACTCTGACGACTGGTTGGCTGCTAACGCTGAAACATATTTTGGTAAAGACCTACTTGATTTGATGATTAAGGTTTCTGATCCAAAGGGAACTTATGATCTTTCGTCTACTGCTGGTCGAGACAGAATCAAACAGGAACTTCGTGGCACAAAGTATTGGCAGACCACGATCTCTGCGACTAAAGAGTTTGACCAACTTGTAGACGCAGACAAAGAGAACCTGATCTCGTTGACCAAAGCCCGTATTGCTAACACTTACGGTGACATTGGTTTGACTGATGCAACTTTGACTGAGGTTGCTACGACTGTTGCCCGTACAGGCTTGACTGGTTTGGGTGAGAAGCAGGCTGTATTTAATGCCACGTTCAAATCACCTGTAAGTTCGGCGCAACAAGGTCGAGCATTGTCGGGTGTGGACGCTGACCGTATCCGTAAGATTGGTCGCGCATACAACTTCAAAGTAACTGACGACCAGGTTCAATCTATTCTTACTGGCACACCGGAAGCAACAACAGGTCAAGTGTTGACTGAGGAAGGTTTGCGTCAACGTTTGCAGAAGTTTGCGCGTGGCGCATACCCGCAGTTGGCAGATCAGATTGATGCAGGTTTGTCGTTGGAAGATGTTGGTGCGAACTATCGTCGTTATGCGGCTGATCTGTTGGAGCGTTCTGAGGATGAGATTGATATGTTCTCAGGCCCGTATTTGAAAGCGTTTGGAACTAAAGACGGTGGACAGTTGTCGTTGTCTGATTGGGTTACAACGGTTAAGAGTGATCCTACTTTTGGTTGGCAGTACACGAAGCAGGCTAATCAGCAGGCTACGGATATTGCTTTAAGTTTGGCTAGAGCGTTTGGAAAGGTTGGCTGATGAGTGATACAGGTTTAGGTGGCGTTGATTTTGGTTTAGGTCTAGAGAATCTCAACACCGAGTTAGAAGCGTATTTTCAGACTCCTGAAGGTCAGGCAAATCTCGCCGCCTCTGGTTTGGGTGGAATAAACATTCCTGATGCTGCTGTCCCTGAGCCTGTACGCCGTGAACAACCCATTGTCCCTGAAACCGAAGTTGACCCTCTTGCAGTAGCGATGCAACAAGAACTAGAGTTCCAGCAACAACAGATCGCTTTGCAAACAGCGCAACGCCGTCGTGATGCCCGCGCAACAATGGCTGATGTTCTTAACACTTACGGGTTGGGCGAACTGTCTGACTACATTTACAACGAAATCATCGTCAAGGAAACTGTCAATATCAACAACCCTGACGCAATCATTTTCGCTATCCGTGAACAGCCTGCCTATCAAAAGCGGTTTGCTGGTAACGCTGCACGTTTGAAGAAGGGCTTGGCTGAGCTTGACCCTGCTTCATATATTGGTTTGGAAAACCAGTACCGTGAAACCTTGCGGTCTAATGGACTGCCAGCCAACTTCTATGACCAGTCTGAGGACTTCCAAGCCTTGATCGAAGGCGATGTTTCTAACGCCGAGCTGAACGAACGTGTCCAGCAGGGCTATCGTGCTGTCGCTGACGCTGATCCAGCGGTCAAAGAACAGATGCGAAACCTGTACGGAATCGGTGAAGGTGAACTAGCCGCATACTTCCTTGACCCACAACGCACAGCCCCACTACTCACCCGCCAGGCACAGGCCGCCAACATCGCAGCCCGTGGACTAGAGCAAGGTGGTATTCAGTTGACTGGTGCGTTCGCTGAGGACTTGGCTCGACGCGGAATTACTGAACAGCAGGCTCGCGCAGGGTTCGCTGAAGTCGGTGCTTTAGGCGAACTAAAACAGACTTTTGCGGGTGAGACTGCACTATCCGGTGAACAACTGGCAGGTGCGGCGTTCGGGATTGATGTCGCCGCGCAACAAGAGTTGGAGCGTAAACGTCGTCAGCGTGTTGGTGAGTTCGCTGGTGGCGGATCATTTGCTCGGACAACTGGTGAAACATCAGGCTCTACTTCTATAGGTGTTGGTAAAGCGCAATAGCATACTTGACAGTGTCAAGCAAGGTGTGTGTATACTGTTAATGTTCGGTTACGAACACCATTGGAAACCCCCCGATTTCAATGTGCAAAAGGGGTGAGACTTGCAGCCATCACGTAACCTCCAGCGTGATGTGGGCAGAAGGAGTGGGTCATGTCAGATGCAAACTACGAGTTTGAGGATGATGTAATGCAAGACCAGCAGCAATCGAAGGACCCTGTGCGGGCGCACCTGCGAAAGCTTGAAGCCGAGAATAAGGCTTTACGCGAGCAGGCAGCATCAGCAGAGGCAGCCCGACGAGAACTTAACTTCGTGAAAGCGGGCGTAGACCCGAACGATCCGAAGTACAAGTATTTCGTTAAAGGCTACGACGGTGAATTAACACCGGAGGCGATTCGACAAGCAGCAGAAGAAGCAAGTCTCATACCTAGCCAGAACAAGGAAGTGGTTGCTGAACAGCAGTCATGGAATCGGGTGGCACAGGCAGCGCGAGCTGGACAGACTAGCGAACCTCCTGTTGATTACGCTCAACGTATTGCACAAGCAAAATCCGCGGATGAAGTGATGCAACTGCTGGCCCAGGCGAGAGCCGAAGCAGAAAAATACTAATCACTCCCCATTGGATTCACATTCTTTGGGGCTACCCCTAAAGGAAAAGACAAATGTCTTATACCCAACAAAGTTCGGTTGATACCGACCAGGCAGCGTATGATCGTTTGGCGTATTTCGCCCTCCGTTCAGAACTCTTGTTCGACCAAGCAGCCGATGTTCAACCAACCAACCAGTCAATGCCTGGTTCTTCGGTAATCTTCACGATTTTCGCAGACCTCGCAGAAGCAACCAGCACACTTGCTGAAACCACTGACGTTACACCTGTAGCGATGAGTGACAGCCAAGTGACTGTAACCCTTGCCGAATACGGCAACACCATCAACACCACCGCAAAGCTCCGTGGAACTTCGTTCTTGGACATTGATGCAGCAGCAGCGAACCTTATCGGTTACAACGCTGGTGACTCAATCGACAAGGTTGTTCGCGACGTTCTTGCTGGCGGTGACAACGTAGCCTACGGCGGCGGCGGATCATCTGATCCTTCAAGCCGTGTAACGGTTGCAGCAGAAGACATCATCGAAGCCAACGACATCCGTAAGCAGACTGCTGCTTTGCGTGGTGCAAACGTTGCAACGTTCAATGGTTACTACATGGGTTACATTCACCCAGACGTTTCATATGACCTTCGTCGTGAAACCGGCAACGCATCATGGAACGCACCTCACGTAGCTGTTGACACCATGAACATCTACAACGGCGAAATCGGAACCTTTGAATCAGTACGATTCATTGAAACCCCTCGCGCAAAGGTGTTCACCAACGCATCAAACGGAACCAGCACAACTGGAACGATTGACGTGTATTGCACACACATCATGGGTCGTCAGGCTTTGGCTAAGGCTTACAGCCAGGTTGACGGAAATGGCATTGTGCCTAAGGTCGTTCGCGGCCCAGTGGTTGACTCGCTTATGCGTTTCAATCCAATCGG